TTACAAAATATTCTGTAAGTATTCCCCTTAGCAGGTCTGAATGTAAATCTTTCTCCATTTACATGAGATGTTCCAGATAGTTTTTCTAAAGAAGCAATGACAGGTAGGGCATGAGCCTTACTCCAAAAATATTCTCCACCCTCCCTCTTTGGGTAAGTAATAATTTTAGGTGCAGGTTTATTGACGATAGGAAAAAATTTTTCGAGGTAAGACATTTCGTAAAATCTATCAGACTCCCAAACAATATCTATGTGTTTATCTCCTACCCCGTCCTTCCAATATTTATAAAACGGTGTTCTTAATAAACGACAAGCATCTGCCGCCTGAGTGTCTGAATTAAGAGCAGGAACAATTCTGTCCATCAAAAAACTCCTGAACCAATCACATCCTTTTTCTGAGTCAGTTACTTCGAGTTCTTTTTTCAGCCACCAGTATAAGTGGTAACCCTTCCCTGTTTGTATAATAGAGCTAGGCTCTGGATACTGAATGATTTTCTTCTGCATATCTTTAAGAGATCCCGAATCTAAATCAGCATAAAAACAATTTATGTATTTTAAATCCTCTCTGGATCTTTTACCAAAATCAAAACCATTCGGAGTCCAGAATATACAATACCCCTGCTCGTTTAACTCTCTTGCTTGCTCAAGAGTTATGCCAAACGCTCCACCTCTTAGCTCGTTCTTACGTTCCTTGTTTGTACACAACGCATACATATTTCCAAACTGTTTCATCGTTTGCCTATCTTTACTTGCTTCTCAATAAATTCTTTAGCAACGCCCCAAGAAATAGCCCTGTCTTGTAAATAGTTTCCTAATTTTTTATCGAAGTCTAATTGATAGCATTTGTCTGAAGTAGAGTGGGATCTTGCTTTCTCTACGTGGAGAAGAGAAACCTCAATAGTCGATTCACTGTTGTCTATTCTTAGCCTGTGAAGGTTATACCAATACTCTGCAATGTTAGGGAGTGTTTTAGATCCACGCACATCCTTGGAACTAAACATTGGCAGTTTCGCATCACCATTGAAGTGGGCGATAATCAAAATCGAAACAGGGTATTTTTTTAACAAAGCCTTAAGGCGAACAACAAAAGCACTCTGTTCTCCGTACTGCTTATCATTGTAAAATCTTGAAGTAGTTATGTTGTCAAAAATAACAACACCTTCTCCTAAATCTTTTATTTGCATTTCAAAAAATAAAAACCATTCATCTGTAGACAAGTGAGACACGTCGTCTTCTGAAACAAAAGACACATTTCTTGTTATAGGTAGTCTTGAAAAATTAAATTTTAATTTCCAGTCTGACAAAGACTCCTCTGTTGCATACCAAAGAACTTTTGTAGATCCTGAAATGTTACACAATAGGCAACGGGCCAGTGTGGTTTTACCTCCTGAAGTCTTAGCATGAACAACGTGGAAGCATCCTGGCCTGAAACCAAAATGTTCGTCCATAAAGGCAAAATTTGTTCTACCAAACTTAAATGTTTCATTATCAGACTTTAGTTCTGCCAAGTCATCGAAGTCTATTTTGGATTTTGCTGAGAAGCTCAAAAGATTATCCCACCAGTAGCGGCAAACGCCCTTAGTTCTTCTAGTTCTTCTTTTGAGGTTTTGGGTCTTTTGGCCCATTTGTCTTTTGTGATGGGGCTATTGAACCAGTTTGTAGCCCCCGATTTGCGGTTTTTATATGGCCTGCCCTCATCCCACGCTAAAAGCTCCAACCAACGCTCTTCCATAAAAGAATCAGAGTATCCGTGGAGTTCTTGGGCTTTCTTGAAAATGTCTCCCTTGATGCTATCCCAGCCTACCAGTTCCTTATTGTTCTTCTTGTTTACTGTTCTAATTGTAGACAAGGGGGCAATACCACCACTGTAGTTTATCTTATCTAATCTTATCTCTTCTTTGTTAGTTTGCTCTATCTGACCATTGTTTGTAACTTTACTGTCCCTTATCTGCTCATAAAAGAAAGAATCAAGAATGAGAACTAGTGTCCCGTTTCTGTCCGACTTAAGTACCTTTATTATACCCTTTTGAGCCAGTCTTTTAAGGCTGCTGCTAACCTCTTTACGCGATGCGCGAACAAGCTTACCTATCTCGTCTAATCCCATTAAAGCTTGTCCAATTTCTAAGTTGCGTCTAGTTCCGTTAAATCTACATCTTGCAGCTAGAATGACGAATATAAACATATCGTGAGGATTACCTTCCTCAACAGATTCAAAGAAAAGACTTCTAGAACACTTAAACCAATTTCCATAACTCATATATTTTTCCCTTCAGCGTAAGAATGTTTTGTGATAGGGTAATTCCTATCGACGTAATTTCCCTACGCGATCGGTTGCTTAGGTCGCCAAACCTGAAGCAACATTGGACTGGGTGGATCGACCACCCACAGTCTTTCTAAAACCCAATTATGGAAAAAGCAACACGATTGACAAATTGTTGTCGCTTGTTTACGACTTCACAGGTCAAGGTTTCTCGGACTTTGAACTTTCCCCCCGAAAGAGATCCCCTGGTTAGCATGGTGCTGATCGGGGGATTTGATTTTTAAACTCAAACGACATACCATCAAAAAATGGCAGCAAACATAAAAGACTTTTGGGATAAACTCACGCCTGAAGAAAAAGACAAGCTAAGAAAAGATCAGCAGATCAAGCGTGTTGCAACATTGCGGAAAAGAAAAGAAGAAAAAGCTGAAATAATGAGGAAGGCTAGAGACTTCATGCCTCTTGCTATAGCCAATAATTTAATATCAGCAGAAGATTCAACATGGGTTCCAGACCAAACAACAATCAATCGAGTCGTTGAATTAATTCAAGGTGGTCTATCACCAGAAGAAATTAAATTAAAAGTTGGAGCTTCAGATAAATCTTGGGAAAAAATATCTAAAGTTATTTTTAATTCCATAGAACCAAACGTACAAGATATTGGTCTTCAACTTTACGGAGCAAAACTAGAAGCTGTTAAGGCCGCAAAGAAAATGGTTAAGACAATAGAGAAAGAAATTAAAGCTCATAAAAATAATCAAAGGGTAAAATTTAAAAGTTCAGATATTGATTATGTAAAAAAACAGCGTCCTACTATTCCAAACTTTCTACTCACCCAGCTTGCTAAAGCAACATCTGACAAGCTTCACGCTGAAAATGAATACGCAAGAATACTTCAAATGATTGGAACGCATGATAAGAAAAACTCTGCTCCAACAATTACAATCAAGACAACAATACCAAGGCCAGGAGAGCCACAAGTTGTTGAGAAGGTAGTAACAACAAAACGAGTCTCTTTAGAAGAGGCTATGGCCGAGTTGTCTAATGGATCTTGAGTTAGGATATAAGCCATTAAACTGGCAAGAAAGAGCACACTCTTCTACTATTCCGCACCAATGTTGCGTTGGTGGATTGGGTTCTGGTAAATCAGCTTATGCGATTCGTGAACTCCAGGCGTGTGCGCTTGCTAATCCTAAAGGTCTTTATCTTATTGGTCGCGCTACTCTTCCAAGTTTACGCGATTCTACATATCGAGCATTTTTTGAACATACTGAGCCCGAATTAATTAAGTCTCACAATAAAGCAAATCTTGTTGTTACATTAATTAATGGAGCTGAGTTTTTGTTTCGTCCTCTTGATGACATGGAAAAATTCAAGTCCATGCAAATCTCAGGATTTTTTATCGACGAAGCAAACGAGATAACAGAAGAAATGTATCTCACTCTTCGTACTCGTGTGAGACAGCAAATTGATGGCCGTGTTCCATTCTACAGAACAATCCTTGCTCATAACCCAGGTGAAGAAACAGAATGGATTCCTCGACGCTTCTTGCACAGAAAAGTAGATAACGAAGAAATATTTTTTTCAAGTACATTAGAGAACCAAGCAAACTTGCCTCCGAATTACGTTGATGATCTTAAGTCCATGTACTCAGAAGATATGCAAAAGCGCATGATCTATGGACAGTATGGGAAAGTCTTCAAAGGCAATCCAGTATTCCCACAGTTTTCTCGTGGAGAATATGTTCGTCACATTGAGCCTGTTCAAGGAATACCAATTTATCGTGGAGTAGACTTTGGTTTTAACAAACCAGCGGTGTGTTGGTTGCAGTATGTAAACGGACAAGTAAGAGTTTACCAGGCGATTAAGGGAGAGAAGATTTATCTAGATGACTTTATCAGAGATATAATCTTGCCAGAAGAATTAAAGTTATTCCCAAGATGGAACGCTCCTATCAAAACAATTTGTGATCCAGCAGGTAGCCAAGAATCCGACAAGGGAAAGACATCTGTTGAGATAATGAACGACTTTGGAATATTCCCGATGTACAAAAAGAGTAGAACAGAGGAAGGCATTAAGGCCATTAAACATTTTCTTGACACCAAGAATGAATCAGGTGAGCCAAATTTCCTTATCCATCCAAGAGCAGACCTACTTAACTCAGCCTTAAGGGGTGGATACTGTTGGGATGATAAGATGAAACTTCCAGATAAGACCAAAGGATATGACGACATTGTGGATGCAATGCGCTACCCGATCACTTATATTCATAAATGGGCTAGAGCAGGAGCTATGGCTAGTGGAATGGATAACGAAAGACGTTATGTTTCTAAAAATGGCAGTAGAAGTTTCACATATTAGGGGTACAATTTAGAAATGGCTAAAGCATCAGAGAAAGAATTGGCGAAATTTAGTAAAAACTACGCTCAAGACTCCACAGTTTGTAATAGATTTATGGACTTCTTGGGTGGAAGGGTTGTTTCAACAAGACAGTCTAGATTGGATCTTGAACAATTATGGCTTGATGACCTCAGAATGTGGTCATGTAGACTAGATGAGCAGGGCTATCAGGGAAGATCAAATTTATTTATCCCAGAATTAAACAATCAGGTTGAGAGTTCTGTTGAAAAGATGGTTCAGGCTCTCTTCCCAACAAATGATTATATTCAAGCAATTCCGCTTAAGCCTATTGATGACGATAAAAAAGGAAAGATCAAAGCTGCTGTTGCTTATGAGCTTGAAGTTAAAAACAAACTATCAGCTCTTCATTGGTCATACTCAAGAAACAAAGTTCTTTTTGGAAATGGTATCTACAAAGTTGGATATGAAAAAGATTTGATCGAGATTTTCACAAGAGATCAAAAAGGCAAAGTAATTAAAACAATGGTGCCCAAGTGGCATGGTGTTAAAGTTGATGTTGTAGATAATTTTCGTTTCTACGTTTACCCAGAATTAAAAGATTTAGGCACTGCTGATTTTGTTTTTGAAGATACGCTATATAGTCTTAAGAAGGCTAAGCTAGAAGACAAATGGAAGAATCTTGAGAAAGTTGGAGACATCGCTCATGATATTGACCATCAGTGGGTTGATTCAACAAAGCTAGAGTTCATGCGCTTATCGAACGTGCTTAAGTATTACAAAGACGCCGCCTTGTTTACGACAATATTCTGCGACTTTGATTTAATTAAAGATAACCCTGTTCCTGTTATGGCTGTAATTGCAAACAACAGACAGGTTGTTCGTTTGGTTAGAAACCCATACTGGTTCCAAACTCCCCCGTATCTTTCTAGTAAGTACAACGGAAGACCTGGAGATCCATTTTACGGATTATCACTTGCCGATAAAATCAGAACACAGCAAGGTATGATTAATGATCTAGCAAACCAAACGATGGATAGTTTAAACTTTATAGTAAACCCCATCGCGATCATTGACCCAGGACTTGCTGGAGACATAAACTCCATGAAGGTTATGCCTGGAGCGCGGTGGTTGGGTAGTCCAGAGGGAGTCCAGTTTTCACAGTTCCCAGATGTATCTGGATCTGGCTTCAGGGGGATGCAGGAGATGAGAGGGCAGATTGCTCAATTCTCCGACAACACTCCAGGCATAGCCCCACAGTTACAAGGTAAAGCAAGAAGCGCAACGCAGGCTTCTCTTGTTAACAACGCTGTAACAGGCCGACAAAAATCTATGGGCAAACTTGAGGAAACTGAAGTTCTAGCCCCTCTTTGTAAAATGACTCATATCCTTCTTCAGCAATATCAAGATGAGAAATATCAAATAAGAGTTCAAGGCCCAGATAAAGGATCTTGGATTACAATGAATGTAGACCCAGCAGACCTTGTTGGAGATGTTGATTGGGTATGGAGTGGAATTTCAGAACAAGAGAAGAATGCAGTTTATTCTCAGCAATTACTTGCCGCATACAACATGGCAATGCAGACAGCAGCAGTAATGCCTGGAGAGGTTGATCTTCCTCAGTTCTTTAAACTTGTCATGAAGGAAGCCTTCGACATTAAAGATATTGATTACTTGTTTACTTCTTTGAAGAATAAAAAGACTGTTGAGGCTGATGTTGAGAACATGGCTCTTGAGCAGGGACAAGAAGTTTTGACAAATCCTGGTGATGACGACGATGCTCACATTAAGATCCATAACTTGTTGTTAGAAGAAAATATAGATGATGCGGCTGAGTTGGCAGTTCTAAGACATTTAGAGCGGCACAAAGTTCAGGGAGATGCAAAAAAACAATTAGAGCAAATGAAGGCTAGAGTTGAAGCATTACAGGCAGTCCAGGGTATGCAGGAAGGTGGGCCTCAACAGGGGTCACCTCAACCGCCTAGCCCTATGGAAGGTAATCAGCAACAAGTAGCAACAAGTCCACAAGGAATGTTTTCATCAGCTCAAGCGACAAATAATATAATTTGAAATAAGCATTAACTTCAAGGAGTGAAGAATGACTAAAAGAATTTTTGTATGTGCCCCCGATCAAGGTATGGGATCAAACCTATACAGGAGTACAGCTCCATTCTCTGAATTAAGAAGAAAATACAATCTTGAGATTGATGTTTTTGCTAGACAGAGTTTTAGATGGGATGAGGCTGCATATTACGATATGGCCTTTTTCTTGTGGCCTAATACAGAGCAGGTTTTAAATATCATGGGGCAATTCAAGTTCATGGGCGTCCCTTTGTGGGTGGATTTTGACGATGACCCTTGGAATCTTCCTGAAGATAATCCAGCCGCCAAAGATTATGCAGAAGGTACTCCAGTAAGAAGATGTATCGAGTATGCCGTAGCTGAAGCCGATCTTGTTACAGTATCCACTCATAGGCTGTCTTATGTTTTTGGTTCCAAGAACAAGAACGTCCATGTTATTCCTAATGCGTATTGGGATAAGATGTGGCCTATGTCAAAAACTCCACGCAAGAAGGCAATTCTTTGGCGAGGAGCACTTGGTCACAATAGAGATTTAGAGTCGGTGTTTGGAGAGATAGTAGAGCTTCAAGAGAAATATCCAGACTGGCCTTGGGTATTTGTGGGTGAGCCCAATAAAGAGCTTATAAAGCTACTTAAGCCCGAACAGACCATAACCATACCCTACCAGCATCCGAACGCGTATATCAGAACCTTGATTGATTTAGCGTGTCCTATACAGATAGTACCGTTGCTTAATCATGAGTTCAATAAAATGAAGTCTAATTGTTCATGGCTTGAGGCTACTTGTGCAGGTACGGCCATAGTCGCTCCTGAGTATCTTCAAGAGTTTGATAAGCCTGGAATAACCAGATACCAAGATCCAAAAGACTTTAAGGATAAAGTAGAGCGTTTAATTATGGAGCCAGAGCTATGTACCGAGCTTGTTGAAAAGAGCCGTTGGGCCATTGGTAAAGACTACCTACTCAGTAACGTAAATGAAAAACGTGCCAAGTTTTTGGGGTTAAAGTAATGTTACCTTCAGATCAGATTTTCCTTGCTCAACAAAGAAATAGCGAACACTTCAGGGTTGTCAAAGTTTTGATAGCTGATGCAAAAGCCCAAATGCTTAATGCGATTGCTGGGGCTAAGGACTCTAATCAGCTTTTGGTGGCACAAGGGGTTATTAGGGGATTAAATGCCCTAGAGAACACCCTTAACGCTGGAGCCTCTATTGGCGAGTCTTTAATCAAGGAAGCCGAAAAAAAGAATGCTGGCCTATTGTAATGAAGCCAGATAAAAATAAATTTTTAGAAAAAGTTTCCCCAGAGCCAAATACAGGCTGCTGGCTTTGGACTGGAAAAACGACGGATAGGGGTTATGGGGAGCTTATGTATAAACGTAAAATGCTGCGAGCGCATAGATTCTCTTATTCTATTTTTGTCGGAACTATACCCGTAGGAATGTCCGTATGTCATAAGTGCGATACCCCTACTTGTGTAAATCCATACCATTTGTTTTTAGGTACAAATCAGGACAATATTGACGATAAAATGGCCAAAGGACGTCATAAACACAGGTATTTTTATAATGGTGTTTTGACTATAGAGCAGAAGATACATATAAAAGAATTATTAAAAACAAGGTCTTCTTATGATTTGGCTAAGATTTATAATGTTAGTAGCGCAACAATAAGAAGAATTAGATCATGGTCTATTGATTTAAAGAAATAATCATTTAATCTATTAATACTGGCCCCAAACAGGATACGTAACTTGGGGGTTCATCAACGGAAGGATGTAAACTATGAGCGATACAGATGCTTCGCAACCATCAACCCAAACGGTTCCTAAAGAAAGATTAGATGAGGTTTTAGGTAAAGCTAGAGCTTTGGAGCAACAGTTGCAGTTTACCCAGGCGCAGGTCACGCACTTGTTACAGGGACAACAAAGACAGACTCCAGTAGCCCAAGACCCTGAAATGCAACGAATTGAAGAAGAGAACCCTGTGCTTTACAAGAAATTGTTGAAGCAAGAACAGGATCTCAAACAGATGAGGGCTGGTTTTTTCGGCATGGCTGATGAGCAAGACCGCATTAAATTCGTCAATGAGTTCGGAGAGAACGGTAAGAAGAAGCTGGCTGAAGTAGAGCAAGTGTTGGAACAGGAGCGCCAAAGAGGTAACGTACAAGCGAGCCGTGGCTCGATTTATATGTTTATCCGTGGTCAGGAGAAAATCAGAGAAGAAATGACTCCTAGAAGCGAACCTAGAACAACCGCTACTACTACGCAGGCTGCTCAAACTGATGATGCTCCCTCAAGTAACCCTAATGAAGCTATTGTTAAGGGTGGCACGGCTGCTCCTGATTTTAGTAACCTTTCTCGTGAAGACCGTTTGAAAAAATTAGAAAACGTAACTTTTTAATAAACGGAGAACATAATGAGTTTACAAACTTTTAGTTCTTTCTCAGGTGGAGCGATTAACGCCCACATTGCCGACGAATTGCTTATCATTGCTAAAAAAGCAGTGGTATTCCAACAACTCGGTGAAAAGGCTAAAATGCCTGCTGGGGAAGGCAAAACCTTTCAATTCAACCGCTACAACCGCTTGGATCTTCCTCGTTCGTCTTTGACCGAAGGAACTCCTCCAAGTTCAACCGACATGAGTCTTTCTACTGTATCTGCTGTGTCAGATCAGTGGGGTGCTTATGTTGCGTTGTCTGACGTTGCAGTATTGACCATCAAACATCCTTTGCTTCAAGTAGCTATTGAGCTTCTTGGATACCAAGCTGCTGAGCTTGTTGATCGCGAGATCATCAAAGTTCTTCAAGCTTCTGCAAACGTAACTTTCGGTGGAGCTGCTACTTCACGAGCTGGCTTGACTGCTACTGGTTCTATGTGTCTAACAGACGCATCTTGCCAAAGCATGATTGCTGCTCTTCGTAACCGTGGTGCTCACCCCTACGAAAACCAAAACTACGTTGGTGTTATTGATCCATCTATGGAACAAGACATCAGCCAAAACTCCAACAACTCTTTCACCCTCGCAGCGGCTTACAGCAATGCTAAGCTTTTGATGAACGGAGAAATTGGTACTTGGAGAGGTGTTCGTTGGATGGTATCTAACTTGATTCCTCATCTTGAGACTTTGGCTGCTCACTCTGTGACAACCCCTGCTTCTCCTGCTGGAACTTGGGCTGCTGCCAACTACCGAATTATTGTTGAGTGGATCTCTAAGCGTACTGGATTCGTAGAGTACGTTACCGATCCTGCTGCTGTTGCTTTCGCATCTCTTGATTCATTGGCTCTTACTACTCCTACTTCTACAGACTACGTATACAAAGTATACTCTGGTCTTGCTGGCGGTGGTGTTGGTGGACCTTTCTATCAAGTTTCTGATAGCACTTTAGCTTTTGCTGAAATTCCTGCTTCTACTGCTGTAGTTGGTCTTGCACCTCCTACTTCTGGTAGCACTGGTGTTGTTCCTGGTGCTTCTGGCACTAGCTTGAGCATCCACCAAGGCTGGATCTTCGGACGTCAAGCTTTCTGCACAGTAGACTTGATGAACCTTCAGACATTCGTTAGCGCGCCTAATGCGACTATCAGTGATCCTTTGGTTCAACAAAGAACTGTCGGCTACAAGCTGATGTTCAAAGCAGTTATTCAGAACGATGACTTCATTCAGCGTTTTGAAGGATTGTCGATCTTTTAGTTAGTATTAGGGGGTGGGATGATCCTGCCCCCTTTGTTTTAGGAGGACTGATGGCTAAGAAAGAAATTAAAGAAACAGACTTGGTGGCTGTTGAAATGACGGAGCAGGAGAAGGCCGACTTCGTTGCTTACAAACTAAGTAAGGAAAAGGAACATACCGACAAGGCTACACGAGAAGAAGAAGGTTTTGTTGAGATGCACCTCTTTAAGGCTCATTCTTATGGCCGTCATCGTTTTGGTCCTGGCAAGGCACGAGTCCCTGCTGGATTGGCTGGCCAAGTAGCATGGATTGAAGAACGTGCTAGACATAATGAATTGAATTTGAATACAGAAAACAAGAGACTGGTTGAAGTTATGATGAACGGACAATCAGTACCTCGTCCAGTAAAATAGGAGATTATATGATTTTGGAAGCATTAGTAGTAGGAGCAGCTATTGTACTCGCAGCCTTTGTTTATACAAAGGGTCAAGAAAGATGGCACGTAAAACCAAGACTCAGCAAATACTCAATTAACATCATGGGTCGAACAGAAGAGTCTGAGAATATGTCAATTACCCTTCCAGTGTTTGTTGATGAGACAGATGAAGAAGTGTCAAAAAGACTTGAATCAGCATTTCTTATTAGGGAAAAGCGCCTTGAGTTCCAGAACAATCGGCTTTTGGAGGCTCAAAAGGCCCATCAGGCTGGTTTAGAGAAGGTTCGAGATGAGCGTTTAAAAGCAGCTCAAGAGAGCACAGCTAAGCTAGAGCTTGTTCAGGACGTTAAAGCAAAAAATTAATAGCATTGTATTTTATTTGTGAGTGTTTATACTACAATGTATGGCACTCACATTACTTCAGATCGTTGATACAGCCCTAGATCAAGCTGGTCTTGATTCTGGGTATAGAGCTAAAGCTAGAAATTGGCTTAATATCATTCTTGCCAAACAAGCTTCAGACTTCAAATGGCCACATTGGCATAAACAAACAGCAGCTACAGCGATTACTCCAGGGACTACTGCATATTCTATTCCTGCTGACTTCAATAGAGCCGATACCGCATACTTGTATAAGCTTCAAAATGGCGTTTATACTCGTGGTAATCAGATAAGGATTTATGATTCCTACAGGTTCGACGGTGTGGATTATACGACTCTTACTGGTGTGCCTACTGCTTGTTGGATTGACACTCTTAACTCACAAATAGTGTTTAACTCTTCTCCTGCTGATTCAACCAACTATTTTAAACTTCGTTATTATAAAGATGCTCCAGCTTACAGTACATCTGGGGCTGACGATGCCTCTACTCCAGACTTCCCAGATCAAAATTTCTTAATTCAAGAGCTTGTAAAATGGTGCTACGAATATCAAGATGACGAGCGTTTTGGGCAAAAGGCTGGAGAAGCCGACCAAAACTTAAAGATAACCAAAAGAAACATTTATGAGAATGATTCTACTCCACAAATGCCATTGGAGCAGTTTCATTTTCAACCTCGACGTAGGAGGTAGTCATTGGCTACAAATAAGGACCAAACATTCACCATCAAAGATGTGATGGGGATTAGCCGTTATTACTCCAGCACAAATACTCCTCCTAATAAGTTCTACACACTTACTAACGTATATTCTCCTCAAAGGGGTGCTTTAGAAAGTATTAATGGGTATGAGGAGATCACTCCTTCTATCCCTAATCTCGATCAAGTAATAGATATTTCTTACTTGGATCAGTCTCTTGGTGAACAACAATGGTTAACCCACTACTCTGTACCTACATCACAAACATTTGACGCTCCTCCGGCAACAGGATGGACATTCACACAGCCAACTGGAGCAGGGGCTACGTTTTCAAGAACAGTATATGCACAATATGTTTATCAATGTGGAACAACAAGAAAGACAGACCTTGGCGCTCAGACATTCAAAACACTAACAGGTAGAACGTATGTGGATATTACAATCCCAACGTCTACAATGCCCACTAATCTATATTGTATTAACTTTTTAATGGATGATGAATACCCAGCCACAAGAATTTGGATGGGTAGTATTATGCGTAAGAATGGAGTATTCCCTCCTACCTCTAGCGCAGAGAATACTATTCGTTGTTATATGTCTGCTACTTCTGTATCAGCTACAGCCAATAACTCATCATTTGGAGATGTGTCTCCTACAGGTTTTACATTTACCCCTACTACTGTCGCTGGTGGAAATTTAGATGGAAATAGGATCTATTATTTCTCTATTTGTCCTTGGTTACAGCAACAGGCTTCTTTTACAAATAGGCTGAATAAGTGTGCCATGTTTATCGGCGGTGCTACTGGTGGTGGAAGATTTGCTGCTTATTTGCCCTCTGGCTATAATGCCCTAGATATTACTTTCACTGGTGCACCAACATCTACAGGACCAACAACTCCTACTCCAGTTACTTATTATATAATTTTAGCTGGAAAAACTCCTGAAGAAATGGCTCCAATAGGTAACGCACTTATTCATCAAGCCTTACCTGTAACATCTTCTGGAACACCAACAGCTAGGGTAATGGATATGCCCTATAATACCAACATGGCCATGAGTATGGCTACTATGGCCACCTCTAATGGTGACTTTGCTGGTACTGCTATAGCTAATAGAATCTACGGCAACTTGTTCTATATGGAGACAATCGCCTATCCTATTATTAGTGATGACCGAACTTATAGGATAGGTCTTGCGTCACACCAATTTCCATACGACTCTACCACTCATAAAGAGATGCTGCCTGGTTTACAGATGACTTTCACAGCCGATCAGACCTTTGCCACATTAACATCTTGGAGGGCTTCATACTCTACTGCTTCTTCTAATTATAATGATAAGGGTTTTGTATATGGATGGAATATGGGGTCTTCTACCTCTGTTCGTTCTGCACCATACGCAGATAAACAGCTTTTTGTTAATGGTTATTCTAACGTATATTTAAGTAATGGGGATCTGGCTATTCCTTTGGCTGGTGATGACATTAAGAGAATAATGCCAATTACGACAAATATCTCGGTATTTAAAGATAGGCTTATTTTAGGCTGTGGTCCTGTAAACTTCTCTTACGATAAGGGTATCGTCCATTATTCTGACGCTGCTGTAATAACAAATTTTGGTACTGGGGCAGGCAATTTCCTTAACATGAACTTCGGGGATTCTTCTGAACTTGTAGGGTTTGGTTCTTTTTCACAGGATCTTGCTAACGTAGGTCCAAGCACGTTCCTTGGTATCGGCAAGACAAATTCTACATATACATGGAATGGTGGAACAACAGCAGCAGATCAGCAATTAGTATTAGTAGGTAAGGCTCTTGGATGGCTATCTCCTGATTCTTATGCTCTTACAAAAGATGGTCCCGTAGTAGCTACCCCTCAAGGCTTGTATACATTAAATGGTACAGAAATGAAGGAGCTGGATGCTGGTACACAGTTTATTTATACAAGTGCATCTACAATAAAACTTATATACACAGAAGATAGGGTAATTGTTCTGTCTGGTGGAGAATATTGGTATGATTTTAGAAATGAGCCAGATGGTGGTTTAGTTATGGTCACGACTGGTCCGCACAGTGTACCATCTTACTCTGATGCTGGGGCTTTTCTTTCCCCAACTGGGATGGTTAATGCTTTTAGATATGGAAATGATAGAAACTATAGAATTACATGGACCAATTCGGACACTGATCGCTTTGGTGGTGTTGTACCATCTAAAGTCTACAGAATGGAAGTCCCTAATAGGGGATTGATGGATGATACTGGTGCTGTAATGAGAAGCACTATCAGGCTAAATTCAACAGGACTTGGTGCTGATGAGTTTATTAAGCGTATTAGGGCTATATATTTTGATTTGGCAATATCTCAATTCACAGGAACATCCTTATCTGCGGAATTTGTTGTAATAGGCCAAGACGGGGCTTCTATAGGGGACAATTTGGATGTTTCTGATCCAACAAAAACATACAGTATGGTGTCTTCTTTACCAGCAGTAACATCTAGTCAAAGCCAATATAGAAAATATCAATTAGATGCCGTAGGTTTCACTAACCTATTAGATCCTACTGAAACTATAGTTAAACCAAGAGGCACTATTTTTGGCATAACATTTGATTTAATACCTAATGAAGCAGGCATGGTGTTTAACATGAGATCACTCTCATTCTTGTTTAATATTGAGCGCAGGAGGCGTGTGTGAGAATTATTAGGGCATCTATCAGGGATTCTTATTATGTCCATAAAACATTGTGTGAGTATTTTGACGACATCAAGCAGCCACAGGAAGATTTAAAGAAGTCCTATCATATTTGGCTGTCACGCTTATCAGACCTCAATCAATTCTATTATCTTCTTGTTCACGGGAAGAAGGCGGTTGGTATGGTGTGGGGTAGATTGTTCCCTGACGAGCCCAAGAAAACGATTCAATTTGATGGTCTTTTTTTGCGTAGAGCCTATAAAGGTAAACCAAAATTTGACGCTGAATTAGATAAATTATTTCAAGAACTAAAAAAGGATTTTGACGTGGTTAGGCTTTTCATTCCTAAAGGGGAAGATATACTAGATAAATATAAAGTTTTAGGAACATTGGTGGAGGAATAAAATGTTACCACTAGCAATCGGCTTAATGGCTGTAGGCGGCGCTGGAATGGCCTACGGTATGATGAAGGGGAGACAAAAATACAATTCCCCTAATTATAACGACATTGATTTAGCAAAAGACAATCCTGCTCTTTATGCCGAGTTGATGAAGTATCAGCAAATGGTACAGGCCCAAGAAGCTTTGTATAATCAACGTGGCACAGGCCCCACTATGTCAGAAGAGAGAGCAAGATCGCAGCAACTTGCTGATATGCGAAGCTCTTTGGCAGCCAGGGGATCTCTCGGTGGATCTACAGAATTTCTTGCGCAACAAGATTTGAACGCTAGATTCCAAGACGAAGTGGCTCAAAGAACATTTCAACAGCAACAAGCAATGATGCAACAGTTAGCTGCCATGAAGGGCAATCAGTATAATATGTATGCTCAAGCTCAGGGCGATATTATGAATAAGCTCACAAATGAAGCCATGATGGATTACCAGTCAAGACAGGCTCAAGACCAAGCAAGAAACCAATTCTTTTCAGGACTAATGAGTGGAGGAATGGGGCTTTACGGCGCTAAGATCGGTGCTGATGCTTCTACTAAGAACGCAGCTATACTAGCAGCACAAAATGCTAGATACCAAGGTGTTCCTACTTATCAACCAAATCCTGCGCCCCACCTTTTACCGTTGTATCCGACTTATCAGCAGCCACAACAATCACCAATGCAATATCAGTATGGCCAATATTCGCCATATTATAGGGGGTAATAATGGACAGTAGTGGATACGGAATATATTCAGGCATTGGTGGATTGCCTTACGCTGTAGGTGGAGCTGCTAATTTTGGATCTCCAACAGGTCAGCAGAGTGTTGGGGCTCCTCAAGGAAGCCCTGTTGCTAGACCAACACAAGAACAACAATCTCCTGGTGCCTATGGATCGGATATTTATTCTTCCCTTATGCCTCAGTGGATGCAGGATTATTTTGATGCCAATTCTACAGGTCAAGGATCTCATTCTCTTGATACTGCTAGAGAGCTTTTAGTCCAAAGATACCCAGAATTGATTCAAAAATATGGGCAGTCTGCTGCTATGAATCCTTATTTCACTAAACAATCTGGGGCACAGAAGGGATTTGATCCTTTTAAGAATCCTTATTATACAACAAATGTAGAGTCTGGAAGATTCCAAGAATACAATCCTTGGTTTACTTACAACAAGACAACTACTCAAAAGAGAGATCCCTTTTCTGGTGACGTACAAGATACTCAAGTTAAATACGACCAAACATACGGAGATGGTGGGCAGGCTGGTTATGAAGGGTCTGATGTTTTTGGTATGAATCCTTATCAATTAGGGGCGATGGCTTTGGCTCCAACAGTTTATGGCCCATACGTAGCGGCAAAAAAGGCTGCTCCAACCGTTGCTAAAATAGGCAGAAAACTTAGATAGGGAGAATACATGGACGCTTATGAAAAGATGGGTAACGCTTCCAAACTAATGAAGGAAGCCTTTGATGACCTCCAGGAGATGATGGAGGAATTAGAAGAGCAGATTGAGATGAAGGCTAAGGCTCTAGATGCGGCCATGAAGAAGCTTCTAGAACAAGAGAGAAGAGACTACGACAAGATGTTGGCCCCTCCAGGGAACGACGACATGGATATTTCTGACTTCATGGATAGGAAGCACTTTAAGAAGTCTCTTATTAATGGGGATGACCCTAGATTCTACCAAGGAGTAGAGATGGAGATTAGAATACCTGGAGCAGTGCAGGCTCAGAGACAAGACTTTTTCGTACCAAAGGGGAATGGATTCTTTAAAGGAGAAGAGGAATGAGCTGGGTAGGGTTTGAGAATTTTGGGAATGCTTTTGCTCCTCTTGCTGATGCACAATTAAAAGCCGCATATCAAGATTATAAAACTCAACAAGACCTATCTGCGATGCTTCACCAACAGACAGCCGACAGGATTGCTTTGCAAGAAGCAAATATGAAAACGGGTTTAAAAGATCCAAGAGTAAACAGAGTCCCTCTTGATCCATATACTGCTAGAGGCATGGTGAGTGATTTTGGTATTCCAATTAATCCCAGACAGCCTATACAACAGGTTCCAGTAAAGAATCCAAATCTACCAGATACTAATTTATTACAAGAGGCCGATAAGGCTGCTAAAGATGCAGGTTTAACAAGCTCTTTAGATGGCGCTCGTAGAGATATTAGTAGCGAGCCATACGTTGAGAATTTGCCCAGAGAATTAGATCCATACATCGAAGCATTACGACAACAGTATCCACAGTTAGTTGATAGCAACGGTGAGATGGAAGGATATACATATAACAATCTTAGAATAATGGCAGAGGCCAAAGCTAAGATTGAGGCTAATGCTTTAGCTAAGGCTGGAGAATTAAGGTCTGAGTCTTTTGTTAAAGCTTATGGTGAGAACCAAGCTAATCTAAGAGAACGTCTGGGTAATGAATCAGCTCAGAGTATTGAGAGGGCTGGGAACCAATCAGCTCAACAAATTGAGAAAATGGGTAATAAATCTGCTGCTGAAATTGCTAGAGAGAGAAACGCCACAGCTCTTAAGATAGCTCAAATCAATGCTGCAAGGTCTAGGGCTGCTAAGGAAAAGGGTCCAGACTCAGATCGACTTGCTAAACAGTTAAGAATTAGAGCAGAGTCTATTTTAGGTTCAACAATGGCTAAGTTTGGTGGCGAGGCTTCTCCATCCGTAAACAAAAAGCTAATGGCTGATGGTGCGTACAAGAAGCTGAAAGCACAATATGAAGCGGCTCTTGATAGAGAAGGTGGCGGTGGAAGTAAGACGCCTCCTCCGGTTAAGAAGACATACGAGCAGTTTTTAAAAGATGCTGGAATTAAAGATTCTGAAAAAGCAAAAGAGATTTATAAGAAGAAACATTCTTCTATAGGTTCTGGTCAAAATAGGTCTATTGCTGGATATGGTCCAGGCCAAACACCAATTTATAGAGAAGATTATAGACCATCAAGATATATGTCAGATCAAGAGGCTAGAAGTCCTAAGAGATTTGTTCCTTTGCTTGATCGCCCTGCTTACAATAGAGCAGGACAGCAGGTTAATCCTTTTTATAATCCTGGTGAAATGCCCATACCAGTAGAAGAGCCAGGCTACGACAGGAACAAGCTCACTACAGACCAAGAGCGATGGAGATTTGATCCGATCACTGGAAAACCAATAAGGAGATAGAATGGATGCTCCAACGATTAATCCTGGTAGATCCCCAGCGGATGACCCTTATGCTTTGACCCCTGAAGAAAAAGCAGAACTTGGCATAGTAGATAATGCTCCAGCACAAGCTACCTCTGATCCTTATGCACTTACTGAGGAGGAAAAGGCAGAGCTGGGAGTTCAGGAAGCTGCTTCTTCTAATGATCCTTATGCCCTAACCCCAGCCGATAAGGCTGAGCTAGGTATTTCACAGCCCAAAGAACAGCTTGATGCTTTTGATAGTGGTGTTGCTAAAGTTGGAGAGTATGCAGGCAAGGCTTGGGATTACGTCAAGGGCATTGGTAAAACGGCTGATGATGCTCTTGAGGAATATGACCCTAATCTTGCAGAGAGAGTTCATACAGTAGGCAAACAAATATGGTCTACTGGTGGAGACATTGGAGGCGCTGCTCTTGCTTTATTGTCAGCTCCTCAGCGATTAACGGTTGGCAATATGGTTGCTAAAATGGAGCCAGAGTTAAAGAATGAATTGCTGGGTGCTATTAAGTTTTCCAAGCAAGACCCTAATCAGATTCAGACTTTTGCTGATATTTCAGAGTGGGCTAACACTGTAGCTCCAGACCTATACCTTTCTCAGGTTTACCATAAGAAGATGTACGAAGGATTAAAGTCTTTAGGTCTGTCTCCTACTAAAGCAAAGATAGGTACGCTTGTTGGTGGGGTTGGCTTGGATATTTTCTCAGATCCAATGACTTATATTACATTTGGAGCATCAACTACAAAACATTTAGCTAAACTAAAGAATCTTAAGAAAGAGGCTTCTCTTCTTAGGGTTGGAGATGATGTTGGCGAGGGTTTATTAAAGCACATAGCAAAAGGAATGGCTCCAGCTAAGACGTTTGCAGAGCAGGTACACGATGGGGAAAGAGCTATAATGAGCTTTAAAGTCCCTATTCTTCCTATCCAATTAGACGTTATTAAAAGCAAGAAGCTCGCTAATCTTTGGTCAAATGTTGTTGAGGCAAAGGCCATTCAAAAGGCGAAGAGAGCTATTCCTGCCCTACAAATGGAGACAGGGTTCGCTGAAGTAGACAATGCAGAAAAGGCACATAGTCTTGTAGATACAGCCCTTGAACTAAAGGGCTCTTACTTAAATAGTCGTCTTGCTCAAACTCCAGTAGTTGAGAGTGTTGCCAATGCTTTGTTGCAGTTCCCAGAAGAAGCTAAGGCAAAGAGATTCCTAGCTAGAATGGGAGTTAAGTATAGTGATAATGAGTTCGATTCAGCTAAGACATTAGCAAAGAATATTGATGATTTAATCAGAGAGACAGATAGAAAATCAGCTTTGGCTGGTGGGACTGATTTACTCGCCGATACATACAAGGCTAGTGATAATCCTGTTGCTGAGTTCAAGGATGTTTTTGATGGTGAGTTGCCTGCTGATCTTGAGGAGTTTATTGGTAGGGACCAATACGGCATATCAAGAATTATGAAGGATGATGCTGTTAGGGCTATGGAATCCTTGGCTGCCAAAAAGAACATGACTTCCCAGCTTGGGGGGGGTGGCATGAAGACTGTAGCTGATTCTGCCAGACACTCCGCTAAATTCTCTGATTTTGCCATGAATCTTCTTTATGGAAAGAAGACAGGATTTGTTGAAGCCTTTGAATCTTCTCCAGTTCTAAGAACCATAGACACAGTTAAGGACATGATACGGTCTGGTGAGAACGCTAGGTTTGCCAATATCGTTAAGAAATTTGGTGGCTCCAAAGAGGAGATGACCAAGAGGATAATGGATTCTAGGGCTATTAGGGACGATTTAAAGAGGGTTGGTGCCCCTGTTCCTAAAG